GCATTTGCTGGTATATCGAGGATAACCTTGTCCCGCCTGCACTCAAGCAGTCAGATAAACCGTTTGATTATACGATACTTAAATCGCCCGACAAACCGTATAGTGACAAGCAGTATTATTACGTCAAGCCGCTTTTGGAGAAAGAATATAAAACTTACCGTATCGGTGTGAAGGATTTGGCTGTGCAGCTGAAAGACCTTGGCATACACGGGAATGAGCGGGCAAGGATGCTTGAGGAGTATGGGAAAGCTTTTCTGTTAAAGGCAAACATCATTTGTCCCGATGATGAACTCAGGTGCGACGTTCTTTTGGATATAGCTTATAAGTCAAATACGTCCAAGCGTTTCGTATGGATCATGTGCGGACGGCAGATAATAACGAATCTTTTGCGCAGGCATGGGTATGAGGTGTCTTTTCCCGAAAAGTCCGAAGTCGGTAAGCCGGAACTTTATTTTAAGGGTGAGGGATATTCCATGTCACGATATTATATTAATCCGGAGGATGCTGATGAAGCAGTTCAAGAAGATACAATATGTGCCTCTTCAGATACTGAAGAATCCGATACAGATTTTTAAAGAAGAACTTGATGTTATAAAGACTTGTGGCAGTATGAGGAAACAGAAACTGCTTTTTACCCTTCTCTGCTACAGCAAGGCGAGCGACGCTACAAATAATTGGGTAACGGCTTCCGCCAGGGATTTGTTCAAATCTGCGGGAGTGAATATTACTGTTGCAGAACAGAACAATATGATCTATGAACTTAAAGAGCAGGGATTTTTACGGAACAGTAAAAAGATAATCAGCAATAATATTTTTGTTGATGTGTTTCCGGACGGAGTGGTCGGCGGCGAGGTGGCGTTCGATATTGAAGACCTGCGGTCACTTGGGGCTGTATATCAGGCTTATATAGGTGGGAGCGCCATGGCTCACAAGACGCTGAAAAAGTGCCGTTGCTGCGGTGCGCCGTTCATTGACAGCAGTACCAAGAACAATCAATTGTATTGTCCGGTATGTCAAGAACAAGAGAAAAACAGTTAACAAGTGGGAAAAAAGGGGAAATGTTAAATCGATATAGACTTCATGGTTGAGCTGTTTCGTGGATCGCAGTGTGTTTTTTTATTATGGAGGGAACAGTTGCGAAAGTTTCCCTACTTATTAAGGAAATAAAGGAGACGTGTGATTCATGTTCAAAGTCACAAAGGATGAAGTAAACGCTTTGAGGGAAAACCGTATGGGTCGGTTCGTTACGGTCATTAATAAGACCCACGGATCGAGGGCTAAAACATATTATGTTGTCGAGGATCAGAGGATACGGAACTTTCTTGGCGAATACAGGGACGGGCATACAGTCAAAGGTGGGACCAATGAGAAAAAGGGTAATAAAAATCACACCTGATGAATTATGCTCCAAAGTATCTGAAAATACGAATATATCTAAAAAGGATGTTGCTTACGTATTGGATGCCCTTATCGTACAGATACAGGATTTACTGTGTGAAGCGGAGGCTGATACTAACGTCTGGGTAAAGGTAAGCAGCGATATTGCTTTTAAGGGTGTCTACTCTCCTGCTGGCAAAGGCGGGAGGGAAAGCGTTATCCCTACGCTCCAAATGAGCGATTATGGGAAGTATTCATTAGAGGATAACTATTACAGCACTCAGTTTTATAAAAGTCTTGTGGAAAAATACGGACAAAGCCCTGGTTGATACGGGGCTTTTTTGTTTTGGAATTAAAAGGATGTGGGAATATGGCTCGAAAGAGCGAACCAAGAGAACTGGAAAGGACTGACATTTCGCCCGATCGCTCCATTTCTCAGATATTTGAAGGAGCCGGGGTTAATAAAGCCGTGCTTGATAATGTTGCGAGGCTTGCGGCGGATAATGCGGTCAGAGAAGTCGGTACAGAAAAGTTTACGTGCTATCTGTGCGGAGGATTAAAGAAGCGTGATGATTTTTATAAGTCAAGCGACAGGCGTTCTACTACTGGTGTAACGAGGATTTGCAAAGAATGTGCGAGCAGGATTGCGCATGGAAGTTACGAGGATGGCATAGAGAAAGATGTTACGGCTGACCTTGTTTATGCGGCACTTGAGTATCTTGATTATCCGTGGACTTATGGGATATACAGTGTTGCCATAGAAAGTGCAAAGGCTAATGGCACTGATGTATGGAGCGAGTATGTGAGGTTGGTTGCCAATAGGGAATATCAGTTCATGCGCTTTAAAGATTCTGACGCTTTTAATAAGGCATACGTGCTTAATGCCGAGCAGTCGGGCGGCGATGATATGCAGGCTGCGCTTGACGAGGAGTTTGAATACAACAGGCGTGACGTTATCCGCATGTGCGGGTATGACCCGTTTGAAAACTACCCCATTATAAATGACCTTCCAAGACTGTATGCACAGCTTATTTCTTTCATTGATGAGGAAACGAAAAATGATGGAATGAAAATGGGGGCGGTCATACAAATAGTTAAGAAGTTAAATCAGGCTGAAAAGATAAATGCTCAGATAGATTACTATGTTAATGATGCGGAAGCGGTCGGTCTGGTAGATAAGCTTGCTTCTTCGTCACAGAAGCTGATGTCGGTCGCTACGAATCTGGCGAAGGATAACGGTATATCGGTCAATTTTAATAATAATAAATCAGCGGGTGCTTCCACCCTTTCCGGTAAGATAAAGAAACTGACGGAGATGGGACTGCGGTCTGCGAAGATAAATACTTTCGATATCGGGACTTGTGAAGGAATGAAGCAGGTGGCTGAGATTAATGAAGCAGCACGGCATAAGCGTATTGGTTATGACGAGAACATTGCCTCAGAAATCAAAGATATTAAAGTTGAACTTGTCGAGCAGATGACGAGGGAACGTGATGAGGCTAAAGAGGTGTCACGTCTCCTGCTTCAGGAAAACAAGGATTTGAAAAATTATCTGAAAGCCAGAGGTCTGATAGATGAAAACGGCAGGGGGATCGAGTAATGAGGAAAAAGATAAAACTTGATCCGGAAAGCCAGTATCTTGAGGAATATCTGTTTTTTGAAAATCCTTATTTGTATGATTTCAGTCACAGACAGATTGTGGATGCCGAAGCTGTTTCTGAATTTGTGAACTGGGGGAGGAAAAACCCAGTGCTGTTTGCCGAGGAACTGTTCGGCGTAGAGATGATGGATTACCAGAAGTATGCTTTTATGAATACGTGGGTAGCTCAGTTTATAGTCTGGCTGATGAGTAGGAACGGCGGCAAGAGTATACTTGGAGCGATATACCTTCAGACACGGAGCATACTTATACCTAACTTTACAGGCTATATCATAGCGGGCGTAGGTTCGCAGTCTATTGAAACTTTTACTAAAATAGAGAATCTTACCTATAAAAAGATTCCGTCGTTTACGACTCTTACTGATGTGTTCCAAGGAGAGCTTGTCATGTCTACAAATTCCAACGGGTTTGTTCATTCGCCAAGTTCTCATAGATTTACTTTATATGACAACTCTTCTGTTTTTACGATAAACGGTAATATAGGAGGCTCAAGATCGAAACGGTCTAACTGTAATTTCTATGACGAGTGTGTCAACATGGATGATGAACAGTTCAGAGTTACCGAGCCGTTTCTTACACAAAATGCAGAATTCATGCTTGGTGTCGGGCAGGACAATTCGGATCAGCTTGTTGAACCCAATCCGTTCCCGAATCAGGCTATCTATGCTTCGTCGGCTGGTACGAAGGAACAATATCTTTACCGCAAATACAGAGAATGTTCTCTTCGTATGGATGCGGGGGATTCCAGATATTTTTGTCTTGATCTCACTGCTGATGCCATATTGAATGCTACTCAACATGGAATCCCCCTTGCTAAGCCGCTTCTCACGCAGGAAGTCATAGATGCGAGACTCCGTGAGGATAAGATTGCCGGGATGCGGGAATACTATAATGAGTTTGAGACTGAAGATTTAGACAGACAGATAGTGTCCAGGGCGGCTATTATCCGTAATTCGGTTCCCCGTGTGCCGGAGCTTAAGAATCCGGATGGGAAAAAGAAATACATTCTGGCTTACGATCCTGCAAGGCTTGCCGATAACAGTGTTGTCGGTATTGCTGAGGTTTATCAAGACGAGCAGGTCGGTTGGAAAATGCGTATTGTAAATTTTGTTTCGTTGGCTGACAGGCTTAAAAAGGATAAGACACCTGTTAACACTCCGTCTCAAGTCAAGATAATTAAGCGACTGCTTTTGGATTACAACGGTACGGAAGGCGTGGCTGATTATGAGAATATTAAGAATTTCTCGATTGATGCCGGAGCGGGAGGAGCTGGCGTTCCTATTACGGACTTTTTATGTGAGGATTGGAACGGTTATGACGGCAGGGTTCATCGTGGCTTGATAGATAATGAGTACAACGAAGGGGACAAAAAGAAATATCCCAATGCTGTTGATAAAGTTATGACACTGTTAAGCCCTAAGAAGTATAAAAGCGATATGTATGAGTCGCTGATAGAAATGATGGATCAGAGCCTTATCGAGTTTACCGAGGAATATCTGGATAAAGGGTATATCAATCTTATATACGAAGTATCTGCTGACGGGAAAAAAAGGCAGCGGTTTTCTTATCCCACCGAGGAAGAGGAAGAACGACTTAGGAGAAAAGGAATTGAGGTAGTTCTATCTCCTGTCCAATTGTCCAAGGAAGAAGAAGTGGCGCTTAAGCAGATCGATCTTGCCAAGCAGGAGCTTCGTTGTATATATCGTTATAAACAAAGCGGCGACAAGGACAGGTTCGACCTTGCGCCCGATAAGGCAAACAATATGCATGATGACAGGGCTTATGTTTTAGCCATGCTTGGATATCAACTGGCTCAGCTTAGGCGTGAACATATCACGAAGCGGCAAAGGGTAAAGAAAGATTCCAAGACTCTGGCACATACTTTACCGATGCGTGTAGGTACTGTGAATAAGCCCATAGGATAATGAATTCATCCCGCAGTTTAAATGGCTGCGGGATTTTAATCTTTCAGAAAGGAGGGACTCAATGGCAGAACAAGAGTATTCTGTACAGCAAATCAAGGAGAAAGCCGAGTTTGCTCAGGAGCGTAAAGATTATCAGCAGAAGCTGGACTATCTGACTCAAATCAGAAATTTCATGAGCGACAAGGCAATTCAACTTGCGAACCTGTCTAAGACAAGTGAGTCCATAACCTTTACTTCATATAATAAAGAACTGCTCAGAAAGTATCAAAAGAATCCCAAAGCCAATGAACAACAGCTCCGGGAATTGAGCCAGTTTCTTTATAGGATGTCATATCAGTATCGCAGGCTGGTGAATTACTGTGCCACGATGATTGATTTTACTGCATTTTCTGTTATTCCTATTCGCGGGTTCTCTGCTATAAAGGAAAACAGGAAGCAGTATCTGAAACGGTTTGACCAGTCTCTTAATCTGGTTCGTAAAATGAATCTTGCCAGAGAGCTTCATAAAGCAATGATTATTGCTTGGCGTGAAGATGTGTTTTACGGATATATATATGAAGATGACGATTGCTTTTATATCATGCCGCTTGACGGAAAGTATTGCAGGATCAGTTCTGTTAACTATGACGGGACTTTTAATTTTGCATTTGATTTTACTTATTTCCGGTCATATATGGATGAATTGGAGTACTGGGATCCTGAATTCCGCAGGAAATATGAACTGTATCAGAAGGATATCAGAAACAGCCGCTGGCAGGAACTTGACCGTGACAGAACGGTATGCTTCAAGGTGAATGTCGAGGACAGGCGGCTTATTACCCCGCCCTTCCTTCCTCTGTTTGAACAGATAATCGATCTTATCGACCTTCAGTCAGTACAGGCTGTTAAGGATGACCTGTCAATTTATAAACTCCTTGTGGCTGAAATGGAAACTTTGAGCGGAACGGATGAGCCGGATGATTTCTCTGTCGATGTTGATACAGCTATCGAGTACTTCAACAGGATGCAGGAGAACCTTCCGGATTATGTTAATGCAATCATATCGCCGTTAAAGATTACACCTGTTGAATTCAAGGGCAATTCCACAGAAGATGTTGATATGATTTCCAATTCCATGTCCAATCTGTTCAAGGCTGCGGGTGTGTCGTTCGTGCTTGACAGTTCTCAAGTTAACAGTACCGAAGCACTGAAACTGGCTATCCTTTGTGACAGCCTGCTTGTGCTTAATCCTCTCCTGCCACAGATTGAGACCTGGCAGAATCGTTATATGCAGTTACAGCTTAAACATCCATGCCCGATAAAATATATTCGGGTAACCCCATATACGAAAGCCGATATGATAGACCGATATGAAGATGCGGCGCAGTATGGGCTTCCTGTTAAGATTGCTTATGCTACCCTGCTTGGATTCGATCCACTTGAGGTCAACAGTCTGGCATACCTTGAAAATGATATTCTGCATCTTGCGGAAACTTGGGAACCGTTACAGTCTTCTCATACACAAAGTGGAAAAGACAAGGGTTCAGAAAGTGTTGACTCAGGCGTGGGCTGGGGAAACGATGATGGTGATGACGATGAGTAAAGCAGATATGCCCTTCATTAAAACGAAGGACATTAATACTAAAGAGCAATTGGAAAAACAGGGTTTCGTCCTGCTCTCTTCAGAGCCTGACGGAACGTTTATTTTTTTAAACGATTCTATACAAAGATTCCGTGGAAGTACTAAGAAGATGGTGTTTACGGATGTTATGGGATTTTAGGGAAGGAGGGAATCATGGGAAAAAAGAAACTGCTTACGATGGATGATTTGGTAAAGTTCTGTTCGGAGCATAATTATTCGAGATTCTCTTCTTCGGAGAGCGGATATGATTTAAGAGTGCAGGTTCCGGCAAGCCTTGTGTTTGATTCGGACAATGACGAAGACCCGCACCGTGGGCTTACACGTATTATGGTCAAGGCGTTTCATACGGGGAAAAATGCCAATGGATCAAGCGTATCTGAAGAGGCGGCTAAAGAGGCGATGAGCACTATGTCCTATCGTCCTATCTTAGCCCACATTCATCAGCTTGATGATGGGTCTTGGGATTTCCATGCTCACGATATAGAAATTGATGAAGATAACGATACGATAATCTATATCGAAAAACAGGTCGGGGCTTTTGGCAACGAAGATGCTTGGTTTGAAGATGATCCCGATACTGAGGGTAAGAAGTTTATCTGTAAGTATGCGTATATTCCTGAGGAGTATACAAAGACTTGCGACATTCTTCGTGAAAAGGGCGGGACGAAAGTCAGTGTTGAACTTGCTGTTGAAGAAATGTCCTATTCTGCGGCAGACCGTGTTCTTAATCTTGATAAGTTTTATGTAGCTGGCGCAACCATGCTAGGGAGCGAAAGCGACGGAACCGAAATCAAGGAAGGAATGAAGGGAAGCCGTGCTGATATTATTGAGGATTTCAGTTCAGAAAACAATTCTGCTTTTGCTGGGATTGCCGAGCTTGAGGCAAGGTGTAATGAACTTGAGATTAAAATAGAAAAATTGATGAAGGGAGGAAGCGAAATGAATAAGCTTGATGAACTGCTTGCTAAGTATTCCGCTTCTATTGAAGACCTCCCGTTCGCTGAAGAGATCGAAGGAATGACTGATGAGGAGCTTGAGGCAAGGTTTGAAGAATTCTTTGCTGAAAAGACCGAGGAAGTTTTTGATGACGATCCGGAAGAGGAAGAACCAGATCCAGAGACTGATCCCGATGCTGCTATCGCTGCTATTGAAGAGGGTGATGATATTACTGAACTGGGTGCTAATCTTATCAGCGCTGATGATCAACCGAAAGTGGTTCAGTATTCCTGCACAATGGGCGAAATCGTCAGAACATTCGAGGTTTCTTTAGAAGAAAAGATTTATGCACTGTCAAATCTTGTGAATGCCGCTTATGCCGATGAAGAAACATGGTATAGCGTTGAGTGCTATGAGTCTTATGTAATCATGGTGGATTGGTGGAATAACAGGGCATTCAGGCAGAGCTATCAGGAAACTGAAGCAGATTCCTATGAGCTTGTCGGTGAAAGAGTCGAAGTATTCTCTCGTTGGCTTACTGCTGAAGAAATCCACGACCTTGAAGTTCTGCAAACTAATTTCTCTGCTCTTGAGGGTAAATATAATACACTCGTTGAAGAGAATGAATCCAAGGCAAGAAATGCTGTTCTGAATGATGAAACGTATTCTCAGGTTTTCCAGACTGAAGAATGGAAAGAGCTAAAGAAGAATGCAGGCAATTATTCTGCAAAAGACCTTGCTACAGAAGCAGATGCTATTTACGGCAGGTTCTGCCGCCAGTCTTCTAAGATGGGCAAGATTGGCATTTCTATTAAGGAAGCAAAGAAGACTCCTTATGGAAGTCTTTTTTCATAAACAAAAGTCATAAAGGAGGAAATTTATTATGGCACAGAATTTTATGAACGCAAATGCGATCCACGCTGTGGCTGGCTCCTCTAAGCTCAAGGCTACAGTGTGCGGTCACATTTATAACATCATTGCCGCCGCTGACATTGACAACGGCTGCATCGTTGGCAAGGGTGCTTGGCAAGGCATGGAGACTTATGCAGAAGCTGCTGCAACTACTTTTACTGGTAAGATTGTTGACCAAGCTGCTAATGGCAATTGGTACATTGAGGTTCTTACAGCTGCTAATGCATATCTGGTACTGACAGTTCCGATGACCTACATTGAGACTCCGAAGCAGTTTGCTCATGAGAAGTATTTCTATAATGCAAAAGATGACATTATGAGATGCTACGAGCTGGTTCCGGGTGATATCTTCGAGCTTTCCGCAGAAGGATTCGGTGGTGCTACCGATCCGTCGAAGGGTGCGTCCGTTACCGTTTCCAGTAAGAAAGTTACTGTAGCATAAGGAAAGGAGGTAAAAGTAATGAAGAATCTTAAGTTCGCTGTTAACAGAGAAGTTTTCTCTAACTACGATTATGAGGATTTCTGCGCTCTTATGAAGGACGCAGGCATGAAGATTTACAATGGCGTTACCTCCAAAGAGGCTAATGATAAGATCCGTGAGGTCTTTAACGCAGTTCTTGGTCTGGATGAGAAGTCTACCCGCAAGGAAATCAGACGTGCCATCCGTAGAAATAAGAATGAAATCTTCGAGATTATTGAAGATACCATTGATGCTCTGATCATCGGCGGTTGGGGTGAGAACCCGTTCTTCAACGAGTTTGTTGAATATAAGTCTGCTGATTTTGGTGACTCCAATTCTTGGTATACACCGGATAACACAATTCTTATTGTTTCTGATGTTTCCGGCGGTCATCATGATATTATCCGTCAGAAGCTGGGTGCAGGCGAATCCTTCAGCATTAAGACCCAGTGGTATGCCTGCAAGATTTACACTGAGTTTGAACTGTTCCTTGCAGGTCGTGTTGACTGGGCTGGCTTCATCCAGAAGGTTTATGAGGCATTTGACAACAAGATTTCTGCTCTTGTTTATGCCGCATTCAGTAGCGCTGGT